CCATCCCCCTGCTGGTCGATCGCCCTGTCAACGCCAGCCTGGTCACGGAGCTGGTTGCCGCCACAGCCGAGGCGCTCAATCGCTGGGAGCCACGCCTGAAGCTGGAGAAAGTGAACATCGAACGGGTCAGCGCTGATGGCCAGGTCGAACTCAGCCTGGTTGGGTACTATTTGCTGAACGGCCGTCGCGTCGAAATTGAAGGGCTGGTGATCTGATGGCGACGCTCGACTTCAATTCACTGCCAGAGCCTGAGATCATTGAGACCCTGGACTTCGAGCAGATCCTGCAGGCGATGATCGCGGACTTGCAAGCCCGTGACCCGTCCTACACGGAGATTCTTGAATCTGACCCTGGCATCAAGATTCTGGAGGTTGCCGCGGCGCGGGAGCTGATCTTGCGGCAGCGGGTCAACGACGCATTGCGGGCCACGCTCTTGCGCTATGCCAGCGGCGCGGACCTTGCCAACCTGGCCGCGTTCTATGGCGTCACTCGCCTGCCAGCGGAGGCCGATGAGGCCATGCGTGCCAGAACGATCGAAAGAATCATGGGGAGCTCCACGGCCGGTGGCGCCGCCTGGTATCGCTACCAGGCCCTGAGCGCCAGCGAGCAGGTGCGCGATGCCGCAGTGAGCTCCCCCGCCCCGGGTGAGGTGTTGGTCAACATCCTCTCGACCCAGGGGAACGGAACCGCCAGCAGCCAGCTCCTGGAAACCGTTGACGATGTGCTGCAGGGTGACAGCGTCCGGGTGATCACGGACACCGTCACGGTGGCCAGTGCCACGATCAACACGGTGCCAGTGACGGCTCAGATCTTCCTCTACCCCGAAACGCCGATCGAGGTGTTCAATGGCCTGCAGGCCAACCTCACGACAGCTTTCGCCGCGGCATCGGGCCTGGGATGGGATGTGACCCGCTCCTGGCTCATCACCCAGCTGCACCCCCGCGGTGTCCAGCGTGTCGTGCTGTCAGCCCCCGCGGCAGATGTGATCTGCAATTCGACCCAGGCGCCGGCCCTGGGGGCGATCACGCTGACGATGGCAGGGCGCGATCGATGACAGCGAGTCGCTACGACCTGCTGCCACCGAACGCGACGCAACTGGAGCGTGACGTCTCGCGTGCCATCTCCAGCCTGGAGCGCATCAAACCTGGCGAGACCCAGGAGGTTTTCGACGCGGATGTCTTCGAAAATGAAGTCTTTGCCAACCAACGGGTCCTGTTCAATCTGCGCACCGCGAAGCGCACCACCATCCCCAGCTCCGTTGTCCCTTGGCTGATCTACGAATATGGGCTGGGAGAGATCCTCCCCTACCTGGGGGATAATCAGCGCCGCGCTCTTGCCGAGGGTGTCCTGTGGCAGCGGGTGAGGGGCACCCCAGCGGCGGTGCGCATTGCGCTGGGCTGGATCGGTGTGGATGGTTTCATCGACGAGTCCGAGGGCGGCAGTGCGCGCTGGGCCGAGTACCAGCTGGGCTTGGCCGCGGCGATCTCAGGTGATGCGCTGTTCGAGCAGATCGCAGCGGTCACCCGGATCAGCAGCCCAGTGCGCAGCAGGCTGCAGAGGGTTTATGCGGTCTACGATTGCCGCCGCTTCATCCTGAGCCACAGCCTTCTCAGCGGTGGTGACCTCCTCTCTGATCACTCCGGCGTGAGGTTGGATCCTGAGCTGCCGCAGATCTCCTTCGGGAGTGTCCACGCTGGCTCGGTTCAGTTTGGCGCCGTCGCGAGCAGCGCACACACCCGAGGCAGCTCAGGCTTGGTGGGGCTTGATGATCTCTTCGTCCTGAGCCACAGCCGCCTGAGCGAGGACAGCCACCAGGTAAACCATCCCTCGCTGCTGACAACCCTTCGCGGCGAGGGTGTCATGTATCAGGGGCAGACATGGGGCGCTTTCACCTGGCAACAACAGACGACATGGTTGACCACCAACGTGGTGGCCTCAAGTGCCGTCACAACAGAGACCGCCTAAGATGAGCGACGAACGGGGGTTTGCATGGCGCCGATCCTGACCATCAGTGCGCGCGTTGCCCTGGCAACTTACGTCAAGGCGCGCACCGCGCACTTGGCCTGGGGGACTGGAGATGTGGCATGGGGAAGCAATCCTCCCGCGCCTGCTCCCAGCGCCACGGCGTTGGTGGCTGAGATCGCGAGGCGCAAGGCGACGCTGGTCGACTATTGCGCGCCAGACGCCAGTGGTGACATCAGCGTGCCTGAAGGAAAGTTTGCCGTCAGCGCAACACCAACCAGAAATTTATATTTCAAGTTTCACTTTGAGTTTGACGAGGGGATCGGTGCCACCATTCGAGAGACTGCTATTTTCCTCGACACTGTGATGGCAGCTGGCGTTCCAGTGGGTCAGTTCTATTTGACCCCGGCGCAAGTTGCGCAACCGGGTTACATGCTGCTTCATGAGCGGCGAGCACCGATCGTGCGACAGTCAACGACCAGAGAGCTGTTTGAATTCGTGGTGACCTTCTGATGACACTGCCCGGCTACTACAACCGGTTTGACCCGGCCCTGCGCTACGACGAGCTGCTGTTCAGGGCAGGCAAGGGCTTTCAGTCGGCCGAGGCCAATGAGATCCAGAGCACGATTCTGGATCGCCTCAAGCGGATTGCTGATGCGGTCTTCCGCGACGGTGCTGTGATCTCCGGCACCCCTCCGACGATCAGCGGGTCAACGATCACCTGCCCGATCAGCCGGATCTACATGCGCGGAGCTGTGCGCGAGGTGCCGCAGCGCTCCTTCACCATCCCCACCACGGGCCTCGCCCGCGTCGGTGTGTTCCTCCTCGATGAGGAGATCACTGAGCTCCTGGATCCGGGGCTGCGTGACCCGGCAACAGCCACGCGAAATTTCAACGAACCCGGCGCCGGCCGCCTTCGCGTCACCCCCACCTGGGGCCGTGAAGGCGATGGCAGCTCCGGTGTGTTCTACCCCGTGTGGGTGGTGATCGAAGGCGCCCTGCTGGGCCAGGGGGGGGAGAACACCGGCGACGCATTCAGCGAGGCGCTGGCCCGCTACGACCGCGAGTCGAACGGGAATTACATCGTCTCTGGCCTCAGCGTGTCCGCCCTGGGCCTTACCGGTGGCATCAACACGTTCAGCGTCAAGGACGGCACCGGCAACATCGTCGGCTACAAGATCGACAAGCTGGCCTCGACCCGCCTGACGTTCACCGAGGATCCGAACCTAGAGGTTGTCGAGGCAGAGCCTGACACCTTCACCGGCACCACCGGCGGCACCGCCACCATCCAGCTGAACCGCTTCCCGCTGGAGAGCATCTTGGAGGTGGTGATCACCAGGGAGAAGACCGTCAGCATCACCCGTGGTGGCACGAGCGGTGGGCAGGACACCCTCCCTGATGTGTCAGTGCTGAGCATCCAGAGCATCACGCAGGGGGGCACCACCTACGTCCCCAACACCGACTACTTCCTCAACGGTGACAAGGTCGACTGGTCCCCCGGCGGCGCTGAGCCCGCCCCTGGCAGCAGCTACAGCATCACCTACCGCTACCTCGGGGCCGCAACCCCCTCGGCGGTGAACCTGCAGGCAGGCACCTTCGCTGTGACCGGCGCAGTCAACGGCACCCTGGTGCTCACCGACTACCGTTGGAAGCTGCCCCGGATCGATCGGCTCTGCCTGGATCGGCAGGGCAACTTCTCCCTGGTGCGTGGCGTGCCATCCCGGTTCACGGTGCTGCCCCCCGTGGTGCCCGGCAACCTGCTGAGCCTGGCGACGATCGAGCAACGCTGGGGGCAGACGCCTGTCGTGCTGAACGATGGGATCCGCGCGATCCCGTTCGACCAGCTTGAGCGCATGCGCTCGCTGATCGTTGACCTGTTCGACCTGGTGGCACAGGAGCGGCTGAAAAGCGACATCAGCTCCCGTGAACCGAGCTCAAAGCGCGGCGTGTTTGTCGATCCGTTTCTGGATGATGACCTGCGCGATCAAGGCCTTGTGCAGACGGCGTCCATCGTCGATGGCACCCTGCAGCTCCCGATCGCGCCAACCGTCTACCTGGCCCCGACGAACAACAATCAGGACTGGCTCCTCCCCTACACCGAGGAGATCGTGCTGCAGCAGGTGCAGCGAACAGGCAGCAGCCCGATCAACCCATACCAAGCGTTCGATCCCATCCCTGCGGCCGTCACCCTGTCGCCATCTGTTGATCGCTTCACGGTGATCGACACCACCTGGACATCACCAGTGACGCAGCAGGTGGCGATCCGCCTCGGCAATGCTCGAACCTTCGGGGCAGTGCAGACCAGCGCCACACGCACCGAGCTGCTGAGCGAGTCACAGCGGCCGGCGGAGTTCCTCCGCCCCATCCCCGTCGCGTTCACCATCGATGGATTCGACCCGGGTGAAACCCTCACCGAGGTCCTGTTCGACGGGATCGACGTCACCCCTGCCTGATAGCGAGTCATGCCCCTCACCGCAAACAGCAACGGTCAGATCACGGGGTCGATCACGATCCCGTCCAACGTGCCAACCGGCACGAAGCGCGTCACCTTCCTGGGCGGCCAGGGATCCTTCGGCGCCGCGCGGTTCATCGGCGACGGCACGATTGTCAGCCGCACGCAGCGGCAGCTCACCACGATCGAAACCCGGTTTTGGGATCCCCTGGCGCAGACCTTCCGACTCGATCATTCGCGGCACGTCACCGCTCTGGACGTTTGGTTCACGGCCAAGGGCAGCAGCAACAACAAGGTTGTGGTCGAGATCCGCGAGACGGAGCTGGGCATCCCAAATGCTGTCACCCTTGCAGAAGGGGTGCTGCAAGGCAGTGCAATCACGACCGGCGGCTGGAACAAGATCAGCCTGACCCGGCCGGTCTACCTGCAGGCTGGCGTGGAATACGCCATGGTGCTGCTCACCGATGACGCCACCCATGCGGTGGGCCTGGCGGAGCTGGGCAAGTTCAACTCGACGGCCAACGCCTTTGTCACCAGCCAGCCCTACACCATCGGCACTCTGCTGAAGAGCAGCAACGCGTCCACATGGACGCCGGTGCAGGAAGCTGACCTGGCGTTCCGGCTCTATGCCGCGGCCTTCACCAGCACCACCCGCACCGTCAACCTGGGCCAGCTGCGGGCGGGGCAGGTGACGATCACTCGATCGGGTTCGACGGCAACGGCCACCATGGCCGGGGGGCATCCATTCACCACCGGGCAGAAGGTCGTCCACAGCGGTGCCACCCAGGCCGAGTACAACGGCGCGGCAACCGTCACATCGACCTCCCCCACGACCTACACCTTCTCCGTGGCCGGCACCCCTGCGACACCAGCGACCGGGACCATCCTCGCCGCGGTGGGCGATGTGACCGACCTGGCGGCCCTGGCGGGTGTCGAGAGGGTCAGCAGCTCCACAGACGTGGAGTTCGTCTTCGCGCGGCCCGACGGGAGCGAGATCCGTGGAAGCGACAATGCCCGGATCCAGCTGGCTGAGGACGTCAACGTGTCTCTGAGCTTGTCCGCTGTGCTGCGAGGCACGACCACCGAAAGCCCCTATCTGTTCGCTGGCACCCAGGGCTTGCTGGCCAACCTGGCCGAGAGCGGCAACTACATCTCTCGGGCGATCCCATGCGCTGCGGGCGTGCGGGTGAGCTGCACCTTCGAGTCGCTCCTGCCTGGCGCATCAAGCGTGACGGTTGAGTTCCAGAAGAGCGACGGCACATGGCAAACCGTTGCACTGACCTCCAGCTCTCCAGTGGGTGACGGTTGGGTGGAGCAGGTCCACACCATCGCGACCTTCTCATCTGGCGGGACCAGCACCCGCGTGCGCCTCACGCTGAACGGCACCGCTGCGGCTAGACCGCAGGTGCGGCAACTTCGCCTCGTGGTGATCTGATCCCATGCCCATCGACGATCGGACTACGAACCTCAACTACAAGCTGCCGAACGCAGGCAACTTCCTGGAGGACGACGTTCCACGCCTACGCGAGGCGCTTGCCGCAATCGACATGGACGTGACCGCGCGTCCGACCATGGCGGAGGTGAACCAGCTGATCACGGATTTGATCGGCGGCAGCCCCACTGCGCTGAACACCCTGAACGAACTGGCGGCGGCGTTGGGGGGCGATCCCAACTTTGCCGCGACGGTGACGACTCTCCTGGGTCAAAAAGCCAACGCGACCAGCGTCTTCACCAAGGCCGAGAGTGACGCGCGTTATGTCCAGGGGCAGACGCAGGCGGAGATGGTGTTTGTGGCCACAGCGGGCCAGGCTGATTTCACGCTCAGCACCCCGGTGATCAACAAGCCCTCGGCGCTGGTGACCGTCGATGGCGTGGTGCAGCCGACCAGCGAGTACAGCCTGAACATGGCGGGCACGGTGCTCACCCTGAGCGAAGGGGTGCCGGCCGGCACGGTGGTGCGCGTGCTCGCCCTGGGCGTGTCATCCGAGGGAGCGCCAGGCGATGACACCGTGACCACCGTGAAGCTCCGCGATGGTGCCGTCACGACGCCCAAACTTGGCGATAGTGCCGTGACGCCCAGCAAGCTGTCTCAGCCGCTGACCTTTGCCACAGCAGTGGCGACAACGAGCGGAACGGCGATTGACTTCACGGCGATCCCTTCCTGGGCCAGGCGCATCACTGTGATGCTCCAAGAAGTGAGCATCAGCGGAATCTCCAACATCACCTACCGCCTGGGCACATCTGCTGGTGTCACCGCATCAGGGTATCTCTCATCCGCCAGCTCAGTTGGATCCGGCGCTGCATCCTTTGGCTCTCTGACAGGCTTCGAGATGTACGGCGGCGGTGCGGCACAAGCATTCAGCGGGTCAATTACATTCAGGAATATCTTGGAAAATGCTTGGTGTTGTGATGGGATTTTCGGATACGTTGCCGGTGGTGTGCCGGGCACCATGCTTATGGCTGGCAGCATCGTATTGAACGGCACCCTTGACAGGCTTCGCGTCACGACTGCCAACGGCACCGATGTCTTTGACGCAGGTACCGTGAACATTCTTTACGATTAATCATGCCACTGCAAAGGATCCCCGGCGCCATGGTGTCGGACGCAACGATCACAGGAAGCGACATCCAAGACGGCAGCATTGGCGCCACCGACCTGGCGGCAGGTGCAACAGCGATCACCCGCGACACTGCCAAAAACACCACATCTGGTGTCGCCGTTGAGTTCACCGGCATCCCTTCCTGGGCCCGGCGCATCACCCTGCTGTTCAACGGGTTGAGCACCAATGGCACGAGCGACATCCTGGCGCAGCTCGGCACCAGCGGCACACCCACCGTCTCGGGCTACAACGGGAACGCAGTCTTCAGCTGGGCCAGCGGGGTTGTGCCAACGAGCTCCACGGCTGGGATCCCGCTGTTCAACAACGCCGCCAGCTACAACCATTACGGCCAGCTGGTATTCACGAACATCAGCGGCAACACATGGCTGGCGTCCGGCCAGTTCGTGAGCACCGGCACCGCAGGCTGCATCGTCTCCGGTGGTGTCGTCACCCTGGCTGGCGCGTTGAACTACCTGCGGGTCGTTTCAGCCAATGGCACCGCAGCGTTTGATGCGGGCCAGATCAACCTGTTCTACGAGTGACCATGGCAGTTCGCAGCACGACGGGCGTCGCCCGCATCGATCACCAACCAGGCCCGCCGAAGACCACCAGCCAGGGGCAGGGACTCTACTCTCGCCCCCGGCGACGTGGCCGGAAGAAACGGCGCGGACAGGGCCGCTAGACTCAACCCGACAGGAGGACTCTCCACATGCCCACCACTTTCCTCCACGGCGTGGAGGTGCTCCAGATCGACACTGGGGCCCGACCGATCCAGACCGTTCGCAGCTCCGTGATCGGCCTGATCGGCACCGCGCCTGATGCGGATGCTGACGCGTTCCCCCTCAACACACCCGTCTTGGTGACGCGCCGTGGTGAGATGGTCGGCCTCGGTGAGACCGGCACGCTGCAGCCGGCGCTCGATCTGATCTACGACCAGGCCGGTGCAGTCGTCGTGGTGGTTCGGATCGATGAGGGCAACAACGAAGCGGCCGCGATCGACAACGTGGTGGGCGGCATCAATCCGACCACGGGCGCCTATGAGGGTGTGCATGCGTTCCTCGCGGCCGAGAACGCGGTCGGGTTTAGCCCCCGCATCTTGATCGCCCCCGGCTTCACCCACCAGCGCACCAGCAACGGCCTGCTGGCCATCGCGGTTCAGACGCAGGGGGAGGGCTACACCACGGCCCCACCTGTCACGGTCTCGGGTGGCGGCGGCAGCGGCGCGGTGGTGCGTGCGGTGCTGGGCACCGGCGCCAACTCGGGCAAGGTGATCGACTTCGTAATCGATGACCCGGGCAAGGGCTTCACCACAAACCCCACCATCACCATCGGTGCCCCCCCCACAGGTGGTGTGCAGGCGGTGGCCGGCACCGTCACCCGCGGCACCGTGCGATCGGAGGTGCTGGCCGAGATGCTCGGGATCGCCCAGCGGCTGGGTGCGGTGATCATTGCCGATGGGCCCAGCACTACCGACGCGGCGGTCATCCAGGTGGCGGGCGACTTTGGTTCCGATCGGATCTTCGTCGTCGATCCGTGGGTTCTGCGTGATGGTGCGGCCTTCCCCGCATCGCCTGCCGTTGCCGGGCTGATCAACAAGGTGGACAACGAGCGCGGCTTCTGGTGGTCCCCCAGCAACAACGAGATCGCTGGCATCGAGGGCACAGCCCGGGCCATTGATTTTCAGCTGGGCGACTACAACAGCCGGGCGAACCTGCTCAACGAGCAGAAAATCGCCGTCATCATCCGCGAGCAGGGTTTCAGGCTCTGGGGCAACCGTTCTCTGGCGAGCGATCCCAAGTACGCGTTCCTCTCCGTGCGCCGCACGGCGGACATGGTGAACGAGTCGATCAGGCGAGGCCACCTATGGGCCGTCGATCGCTGCATCACCGCCACCTACCTGGAGGAGGTGCAAGAAAGCGTCCGGGAGTATATGCGCAGCCTCAAGGCCCGTAACGCAATCCTGGGCGGCGACGTCTGGGTCGACCCGGAACTCAACACACCCACCTCGATCAGCGCTGGGCAGGTGGTGTTCGACTTTGAGTTCACTGCTCCCACACCGGCGGAGCGCGTCACCTTCCGCTCGCACTTGGTCAACAGCTACGTGGTTGAGCTCTTACGCTGATCTTCCCCCACCCCAACGAGAACTGAACCATGGCCCAGATCCCCCGGATCCTCAAGAACTTCTCCCTCTTTGTCGATGGTCGCGGCCTCGCTGGCCTCATCGAGACCCTCACTCTCCCCACCATCACGCTGAAGATGGAGGAGTTCCGCGGCGGCGGCATGGACGCCCCCGTGGAGCACGACATGGGGATGGAAAAGCTGGAGGGAACTTTCCAGTTGCAGGAGTACAGCCCCGACATCACGGCCCTCCTGGGTCAGGCCAACGTGCAGCTCACCGCTCGGGGCGCCATCCGGCGCGATGGCGAAGATGCGGTGGCGGTCGTGGTCAATATGACCGGAATGGTCAAGCAGGTGGAGCCCGGCGACTGGAAGGCCGGGGAGTCGAGCATGCCCACGTTTGCCTTCACCCTGCGGTACTACAAGCTCACCGTCGATGGCCGTGAGATCATGGAGATCGACAAGGTGAACATGGTGCGCCGTGTGAACGGCGTGGACCAGCTTGCTACCACCCGCACTGCAATCGGAGCCTGATCGATGAGCACCAAAAAGCTGCCTGAGCAGTCCGTAAAGGTGCTGCTGGCCTTCCCCGAGAGGGTTGGCGGTGTGGAGGTCGACCATCTGGTGATGCGCCGGCCGAAGGTGCGCGACAACATCGCCGCCAGCAAGGCTTGCAAGGATCCGGTTGAGCAGGCCGCCTACCTTGTGGCTTCGCTGTGCGAGATTCCTGCAGATGAGCTGGGCGAGTTTGACCAGGCCAACTGGAGCCTGCTGGAAGCCCAGTACGTGGATTTCACAAAGGCCAGTTCGTAGAGGTGGCAACTCTTCGCCGGGCGGTGATCCTCCTGGCGAAAGCCACCAGCTGGGGGCTGGCCGAGATCATGGAGCTGGACCTGGATGACTTCTGGCTGTGGCTAGAGCAGGCGCAGATCATTGAAAATGAGATCGCGGAGGCGATGAAGACATGATCGGCGGCGGCCCCCAGAAGATCACGGTTGAGATCGGCGGCAAGATCGCGGCCAGCCTCGGCGCCAGCATCCGCGCGGCGCAGATGCAGGTTTCGTCTCTGGGTCGGAACGTCTCGCGGACGATGAACGACGCGGCGATCGCTGGCCGCAAAGGCTTCAAGGACACCTTCAACTCGGCGCTGTGGCAGCAGGCCACGATCGGCGCGACTGCCTTCGCTGGGGCCATCGGTCTGTCGGTGAAGGCCGCGATCGAGTTTGACAAGGCCATGGCCGATGTGCGAAAGGCCATTGACTTCAAGGACGGCGAGCAGGGCCTGAAGCGGTTTGGCAACCAGCTGATCAAGCTCTCCACGGAGCTGCCCTACACCGCTGCGGAATTGAGCAAGATCGCAGCCTCTGCTGGCTTCGCCGGCTACGCCGAGGATGAGATTATCCCCTTCACGCGCGCGGCTGCACGCATGGGCGTGGCATTCCAAATGTCCGCCGATCAAGCGGGCGATGCCATGGTGGCTCTCCGCGCATCGATGGGCCTCACGCAGCCACAGGTCGAAAACCTTGGCGATGCCATCAACTTCCTCTCCGACAAGTTCCAGGGCACGGTCAGCGCGGCCGACCTGACGGAGGTGACGCGGCGCACTGGTGCCATCGGCAAGGCGGCGGGCCTCACAGCTGAGCAGGTTGCGGGGATGAGCGCGGCTTTTCTGGCCAGCGGCACACCGGTGGAAGTCGCAGGCACAGGCCTGAAGAATTTCCTCAACGCCCTCACCAAGGGCGAGCAGATCACCCTCAACCAATCCTTTGCCCTGGGCAAGCTGTTTGCCGGCGACGGGATGGCGGAGACGTTGAAGCGCGGGAAGGGTGCGGCCAAGCGGGAGGCCAAGGGCTTGGCGATCAGCATCGCTGAGGGCCTCGCCGAGGGCATGCAGCTGGACCCGGAGAAGACCATCAAGTCCGTGCTGGAGAAGATGGCCAAGCTCCCGAAGGAGGAGCAGGTCAGCGTCGCCGGTGCATTGTTTGGTGAGGAGTCCAAGGCGGCGATCATGCCGTTGCTCACCAACCTCCGACTGGTGGAGCAGGGCTTTGACCTGATCCGCGACAAGACTGCTTTTGCTGGCTCGATGCAGAAGGAGTTCGCTAACCAGCAGGGGACAGCGGCGGCGCAGATGAAAATCTTCCAGAACGGCATCAATGCCCTGGGGGTCAGCATCGGGACAGCGATCCTGCCGTCTCTCAACTCGATCATGAAAGCGGTCGGCCCGATCCTGATCGGGTTCGCCGAATGGGCCCAGAACAATCAGTGGGTGGTCACCGGCATCGTCCTGATTGGCGGCGCCCTGGCCGGGCTGGTCATCGCCCTGCCGATCATCGCTGGTGTGATTGGTGCCATCACCACCATCGGTGGTGCCATCGCCGTGGCGATGCCCATCATCGCCGGCCTGGGGACCGTGTTCGCTCTGCTCGCGGGGCCCATCGGCATTGCGGCCGCGGCGATCATCGGCATCGGGGCGCTGGCGTTCGTGGTCATCAAGAACTGGTCTTCGATCAGCGGTTTCTTCTCTCGCCTTTGGCAGGGCATTGTGCAAAGCGCGGTCAAGGTTGGCCCTGGCCTCCTCGCCATCCTTGGCGGTGTGCCGATGGCGATCGTTTCCCTGTTCGCTGCCACCCCGATCGGGAAGCGCATCATCGACCTGATCCTCAATGGCCTGCGCTCTCGGGCCACAGCCCTCTTCTCCTGGATCAGCGGTGCAATCAGCCGCGTTGGCAGCATGGTCTCCGGCGGCGGCAGCCCAGCCACACCAGCCAACAACATCGTCCCCATCCCAGGTCGCGCCATGGGTGGCCGCGTCCGGGCAGGGATGCCCTACATGGTCGGTGAGCGCCGCCCCGAGCTGTTCGTCCCTGGGCAGGACGGATCCATCATCCCCAGGGTTGGGCGCCCGCTTTCCGCCGCGGCGATGGCCGCTCTTCTTGCCGCCCCATCTGGAGCGACCGCTGCACCCGCCCGCGCCGGCGCGACCCTTCATGCCAACATCACGATCAATGCTCCCAGTGGCGATGCTGGCGCGATCCGGCAGGAAGTCGAGCAGGCGCTGAACGATCTAATGCGGCGCCTTGAGTTCGAGCAACGCACTGCGCTCAACGACTGATCATGGCCACCCCCCTCTTTCAGCTTGGTGATTTCCAGTTCGACTTGCCCAACGGCGTTCCGCAGACACTGGATCGCACCGCTGAGTATCGCTGGGAAACACTGGATCGCCTCCAGCGTGCGCCAGCGGTGCAGTACCTGGGGCCCGGCTCGCAGGAGATCACCCTGGACGGAGTGCTCTATCCAGGATTCAGCGGGCGGCAGACCACCGTCGAAACTCTCCGCACCCTGGCTGAGAAGGGCGAGCCGCAGATGCTCGCCGATGGCAATGGCCGCATCTGGGGGCGCTGGGTGATCCGCAGCCTGCGCGAGGGCCTCAGCACGTTCGCCCCAGGTGGGGGTGCCAGGCAGATCATTTTCTCGGTTTCGTTGGTGCGCTACGTCGAGGACAACCCCGGCCAGGCGGCCAGCCCCCTCGCAACATCGCTCAGCTCCAGCGCGGGAGGCGTGGCAGCGGTCAGCCTGCCGTCGTTCATCGAGGCAGCTTCAGCGTTTGATGCTGCGGCATGGGCCAAGGCCGATCCGATCGGCGCCATTGCGCAAGGTGCTGGGCTCAACCTGGGGCAGATTGCGACCATTGCCAAGGCCATCAAAGATCAGGATTACATCGGCGCGGCATTCTCAGCCTTCGGCATCACACCCCTGTCAGTGGCGCAGCAGGGCGTCTGGGCAGAGCTGGGCGTCAACGCCCTGCAGATGGCGCAGGAGATGGCGCTCGGCCGCGGCGCACCGACGATGAGCAGCGTGCTGGAGCTGCTGCGCCCTGCCACATCCTCCATGCTCGACACTCTGGGCGGCGGCACCGGCGGGCGAGATGCGCTGCGCGACATGCTCGACAACGCTGCCACGATCGCCACCGTCCTGAACGTTGATCCGAAAATCACGGATGAGGTCCGGGAGCTGATCACGCAATGAGCCAGATCTACATCACACGGCAGTTTGACGAGATCGATGAGATCTGTGCTCGGTACTATGGCCGCACGCAACAGACCGTCGAAGCGGTGTTCCTGGCCAACCCGGACCTGGCCGACCTGGCGCCGATCCTGCCTGAGGGGCTGAAGATCAGCCTGCCCGATCTGCCCGAGCCCAGCACGTCTGAGTCGGTGAGAATCTGGGACCCATGAGCACCCCAGCCTTCCGCATCGTTGCCGATGGCACGGACATCAGCGACAAGATTCGCGACAGGCTGATCAGCCTGCGGATCACCGATCAATCCGGCCAGCAGTCCGACACCCTGGAGCTGACCGTGGATGATCGCGATCGGCGGATGGAGCTGCCACGCTATGGCACCTGGCTGCGCGTGTGGCTGGGCTACAGCAGCGGAGGGCAGAAGCCTGCCTACATGGGCGCCTATGCCGTCGAAGAGGTTGATCTGAGCATGGGCCCACGATCGGTGGTGATCCGCGCGACGGCATCACAGACCGCCCCAGAACTGGTCAAGGCCAGTCGCTCACAGAGTTGGAGCAACACCACGCTGGGCACCATCGTGGGGGAGATCGGGAAACGCAGCGGCCTGCAGGTGGTGATCAAGGGCTCTCTGGCCGCCACCCAGATCAAGCACGAAGACCAGACCGGCGAGACGGATCAAGCCCTGCTGACCCGCCTGGCTGAGCGCTACGGAACGGTGATCAAACCGGCGGACGGCAAGCTCGTGGTGGTGCCCAAGGGGGAGACCACCACCGCCGGTGCCGCCACCATCCGACTGGAGGAGGTGAGCAATTGGCGAGCAACGATCAAGGGCCGGGGCGCCTTTGGCGGTGTGAAGGCCCGCTGGCTGGATCGGACCACCAACACGGAGAAGGTGGTCACATCCGGAGAGAGCAGCGGTCGGTTGCCGGTGTTCGAGGAACGCCAGCTGCACAAGAATCAGGCGGAGGCGGAGAAGGCCGCGGCGGCCAGGTTGCAGTCGTTTCGATCGGGTGAGGTGCGGGTGAGCCTCCAGATAGTGGGCCGCCCGGACGTGAACGCTGAGGGAAGCATCACGCTGCAGGGGTTCCGGGCAGAGGTGGACGGCACGTGGCAGGCAAAGCAGATCACTCACGAGCTCGCGAGCGGAGGTTACACCACGTCGGTGGAATGCGGCACGGAGGGCAGCGACAACGACGACTGGACATCTGGTGAGAGCGGCGGTGGCCTCGGGATGAATGGCGTGCGGGCGGGGGCGAACAACGGCCGGCCCGCGAGTGAGAAGGCCCGCCTGCTGGCACAGGCGGCTGAGCGTGCGCGGGGAATGGGCACCAGGGGTGGGCCTGACGGGGGGAACAACGCCTGCGTCTACGCGGTGAACAAGGTGATGCGCAGCGCTGGCATCACGCCACCGTGGGGGAACAGCAACCATGTGCCCTCTGCTCGATCAGCGCTCGCCGCGGGCGCGGGCACCTTGTTGTCGGGGCCCGAGCCAGGCGCCGTTGTAATTTTGAGGGACAACGGCAGCCCACCGTACCCACACATCGGGATCGTGCAGACGGACGGAAGGACGATCATCAGCAACAGTTCCAGCAGGGGGAGCTTTTCGTGGTCGGCTGGCGAGGCCAGCTACACCGCTTACTACGGCCGCAGCCCTGAGTACTGGAGGCTCCGATGACAGCAGCTAGACTGATCCCACCGGGATCGCTTTTTGTGGCTGACGACAACGACCAAAAGCCAGACGAAAGCTCTCTTTCCAAGCGACTTGGAGACCTGACCTTTTATCTGGTTGGCGTTGGCACCATTGCATTGGTCGCCACGAGCATCAGGGTTTGGGCTGGCATGGATGTAATCCAAACGCAAATCCAAACCTTGGTCAAATCTGACGCAAACCAAGACATTCGCATTGAGCAGGTCCGCACGGAAATGAACAATATGCGGGTCCAACTCGGTGTGATGCGTGAAACTATTCGCATTCTTGGGGGTGGAAAGCATTGACCAACGACATCCTTGACCCGATCCCGTTCTTTCAGCACTGGAAGAACTTGCCCCATCAACGAGCGGCGGTGCAACAGCTGTGGGAGGCAGTGCCCGCAAGCCTGAAGCAGCGCGACGCCGGCTGGTATGAGACATGGAAGGCCGGCGGCAAGCAGGAGGAGCCCCGCACCCGCACCAACCCCCTGCAGGTGCGCTACTTCTGCCAGCGCGACAGTGGCACGCCTCATGCCAACAGGATGTGCTTCAGCAGCGCCTGCGCCATGATGCTGGAGGCGCTCAAGCCCGGCACGCTCCAAGGCGCAAACGGCGACGACACCTACCTGGGCCGCGTGTTCCGCTATGGCGACACCACCGACGCGCAGGCGCAGATCCGGGCCCTTGCGGACTTCGGCGTCAAGGCGCAGCTTGTCCAGAACGCCAACTGGGGCTCCCTAGAACGACAGATCGCACGCGGGATCCCTGTGCCCATTGGCATCCTCCACAAGGGGCCAGTCGCGGCGCCAACCGGCGGCGGCCACTGGATCACTGCTATCGGTCACACTCCTGACGCGATCATTGTTCACGATCCGTTCGGCAACCTGGACCTGGTTACAAACCGCTACATCGACAACTGGGGCGCCAGGCTCTACTACTCTCGCAAGAACCTTGGCCCCAGGTGGATGGTCGAAGGACCAAGCACCGGCTGGGCCATCATTGCCACCAACTGAGGCCACCCATGGAGCTCCTGAGCTACCTGATTGATCACCGCCGCGATCTGTTTGAGATCGCCATCGCGGCGCACGCCACCGCCATGCTGATCGTCAACCTGACGCCTTCGCCGAAGGATGACGAGGCGGCCGGCGCCGTTGGTGTGGCGATCCGCCAGGCCTACCGCGCCCTGGAGGTCGTCGCCGGCATCATCTCCCCCCTGGCGAAGCGCTGATGGTGGCGGTCAACGACAGCGCACTCGTGCGCCAGATCGAGCTCCACGAAGGAGTCCGCCTCAGGCCCTACCGCTGCACCGCTGGGAAGCTGACGATTGGCGTGGGCCGCAACTTGGAGGACCGGGGCATCACCCTGGCCGAGGCGCGGATGCTGCTGGCCAACGATCTCGCGGACTTCCGCAATGGCCTGCTCAACGCGCTGCCATGGGTGGCCCGCCTGGATGATGTGCGCCAACGCGTGCTGATCGACATGGCGTTCAACCTTGGCCTCCCTGGCCTGCTGGAGTTCAAGCGGACGCTGGCGGCTGTTGAAGCAGGGCAGTATGGGCGCGCTGCGGGAATGATGCTGGAGAGCCGCTGGGCCAGTCAGGTGGGGCAGCGGGCGCGGCGGCTGAGCCAGATGATGCGCGATGGGAAGGATCCGCCGGAACTGCAGGGGAAGCGATAGAAAAGCCCAGGGGTGTCTCAATCCCCTGGGCCCGCTCTTCATGACGTTCTCCAGGGGAATAGTACCTATTCGAGCGTTCTATGCCAGCGCCTGGCGCACTTTGTAACGGCTGATGCTCAGTTTGTGAGCGATTGCTTGCTGGGACAGGCCATCGCGGCGAAGGCGGCGGATCTGTTGCGGTTGGGTTTCGGTCAGCCGCTCAAGCAGAACGATGAGCAGCAGGAGAGGAAAAAGGATCCAGAGCAGAGCGCAGAGAATGGTTGTCATCGGATTGAGAAATGGTGGTGATGAACGGGCATCGCTGCCGCCGCGTCCATGGCTGAACGATACCGCCCAACCCCTGCGCAAGGACTAGGCACGTAACAATCCTTCACACTCCCAGGTCGTCTGCCACGCGCTCCACCGCCGCACGCGCCGCGTCATCGACCAGGTGGGCGTAGCGGCTGGTGGTCTGCGTGCTTCGGTGCCCCAGCAGCTGGCCCACGGTGCCAAGCGTTTGCCCACCGCTCAGCGAGTAGCTGGCAAACGTGTGCCGCAGGTCGTGGATCCGCAGATCAGCCACCCCGGCCTCCTGCAGCAGCGCCAGCCACATCCGCCGGTAGCCAACCAACGGCCGCTCGCCCGTCTCGCCGGGGATCACCCACCGATTTTCGGGGAGCTGCTCCCCGATTTTCGATCGGAGCTCCCCTAATATCGCCAGCGCTCGATCGCTCAGCCGCACCTCCGCCGCCCCCGTCTTCCCCCGCTCCGCCGGCACCCGCAGCACGCCGCGGGCCCAGTCGATCTCCGACCACTGCGCGTCCATCACCTCCCGCAGCCGGGCCCCGGTGAGCAGCAGCAGGCGCACCAGCTGCACGAACCGCCACCGGATCGCCACGGGGCCTGCGGTCTCCCACCGGGCCATCGCCTCGCGCAGGCGGGCAAGCTCCTCAGGGCTGGCATAGCGGCGCCGCTGCCGTTCCGGGTGGGCTCGGACTCCACGGGCCGGGTTGCTGCCGGCCGGCCGCCAGCCCCACTCCTCCGCCAGGCCCATGGCGACGCCGAGCACCTCCAGGGCCCGGTTCGCGGTCGCTGGCTGCGGGTGGCAGGCGTGCCACTCCCGCACCTGCTCGCGGGTTAGGGCGGCCACGCGCACGCGAGCGAACGCCGGCAGCAGGTGCCGCCGCCAGAGGATCTCGTCGTTGCGGCCCGATCGCTTCCGGCTGGCGTGAGCCTGCAGGTGGCGGGCGGCGAGGGCCTCGATCGTCGGGGCCACCCTGGCGGCCCGGCGCTCCGCCCCTGGGTCCCCGCCGGCGCGCACGCGGGCGAGGGCGGCACGGGCCAGCTCGCGGGCTTGATCGGGGGTGAGCTCCGCCGGGGTGCCCAGCTTCAGCTCCCGCTGGGCCCCGTCGACGCGATGGCGCAGGTAGTAGGTGCGGGCCCCCGAGGGAAGCACCAGCAGGCAGAGGCCTGGCACCAGGGAGTCGTTGAGGCGATACCGGCGCGGGCGGGGGAGGGCGCGATCAACGGCGGAGCGGGTGAGCTTCACGGGCGGCC